TCTTCGTGGCTGCCTGGGCAAGGTTAAGGGCTTTCAGTGTCTTGGTCAGCGTCAGTACGCTATTGACAGACACCAGCACGTTTGCCGAAAACGACATTATGGGCGCAGCTGTGCGGCCCATACCTGCGATAGCATCCGTTACACCAGCAAACTTGTTTTTAAGCTTCTGCGCTGCCGCTTCGCCGGTGCTGGCCATTTCTTCAAAAGCCTGGTCAATGCTACCGGCGCTATCGGCCATAACGCCGATATTTTCAGTAAACTTATCTGCCTGTTCGCCGGTCAACGACGTAAGCAAACGCAGGGCGCGGGCGCTACCAAACAGATTACCGTAGATCGTTTCACTAAGTTCGCCGGTTCGGGCCGCGTATTCGGTAATGGTCTTATCTAATTCCTTCAAGAAATTATCCAGGCCACCGGCAGCTTTGATACTGGCCGCGTCAAACTGGATGCCCATAGCTTCTGCGGCCTTAGCGGCTTCCGTAGACGGCTTGATAAGGGATTTCAGAACGGCGCTAAGCTGGGTAGACACTTCGGCGGTATTGCCGGTAACACCTGTACAGGTGGCAAATACCGCCATAAGTTCGTCTATGGAAACGCCCAGCTGCGCAGCACTACCAGCCACGGAAGGCAGGGCGTCGGCCAGCTGTTCAAAGGTCGTAACGCCGTTCTTGGCAGTCATCTGTATTTTGTCCTGGATGCTGCCCGCGTCTTCCCAGGCCAGACCATAGTTTTTAATGATCGTAGCCGTTACGGTCACGGCCTGGTTGAGGTCGGCAAGACCGCCGATAGACGCTTTGGCGGTCGCTTCCAGGAAGGACAGCCAGTTGTCTTCCGGGACGCCGTTAGAAATTACCTGGTACAAGCCGTTAGCCAGCTGGTCGCGTGCTATCGGCAGCACCTTTGCCAGGTCGGCTACCTGGCTTTTCATTTGCTTGAAGCCCGCCGCGTCCTTGCCCGCCATAGTGTTGGCGGCGCGCATAGCTTTGTAGAAATCGTTGCTTTCGCCGGTTATAGCCTGGAAGGTATTGTTAAGCTGGGTAACGGCATTGCTTACCTGCCCGATCGCCTGTACCGACAGGCTCCAATCCATTAAAGACTTGTTGAGTTTCTGGGCCTCAACTACGGACGCGGTAATAACCTTTTTCAAGCCTTCGGCGTCAGCGGAAAGGGCCTTGAAACCCTTGCCGTCGCCGTCCAGCTTGAAAGTGATAGATATAGTGCTTTTGCCAGCCATTTTTGCTAATCCTCTCCAGTGCGGTGTAACAGTTCCTTAAAGCGTGCGCGCTGTTCGTCTCTTGACAACTTCGGCGCGTCTTCGTTCCGCATAGCCTGTAGTTTCTTACGATCCCACGGCAGCGGCAACAGTTTCTGCGGGGTTAGCTTGCCTTTTACGTGCGGCTGTACAGAAATGGTGGCCAGTATTCGCATACGTTCCCACTCCGCTTTACTGGCTTCGTCTTGCGCGATACGCCAGCTTTCACAAACCGCTACAAATTCTTCCGGCAGCAGCGCGGCGAAATCGTCGCGCGATAACCCTATTCGGCCAAGTGCAAGGCCCAGCAGATCGTAGATACCGACGGGCTTTACGCTTTTGGGGCGTCTTCCCCTTTGCCGGATTCCTGCGCGTCGCCTTCCTGGTTCTTAAGCCAGTTAGCCATTTCGTCCTGTTCGATGCTATCCGCAAATTCGATCAACGACATTTCAAACGGCTTTTTTTCACGCGCGCAGGCCGATTTTACGCAGCAGTACAGGTATACAACCTGGTCGGTAAAACTGCTGCCGTCCATTTCGGTAATTTCCTTACCGGTCTGCTCTTTGAAACGGAGCATAGCCCCCATCGTAGGACGACAGGGGTATGCTTCGCCATTGATAGTTACTTCTATCTTTGCCATAGAAAGACAGGTTTAGGTTAAGCCGCCACAACAGTAACGTTGCAAGTGTCGGTGTAGGTCTTGCCGTCCACGGTAATACTACCGGTGATAACGGCGCTACCGGCCTGCGCTGCGGTAACTACGCCGCCGCTGGTAACGGACGCCTTCGCAGACGCGCTGCTGCTGTAGGTAACAGAAGCGTTGTTGGGCAGGACAGCGGGCAGAATCGTAAACTTATCGCCGACAACCAGCTTAATGTTGCGCACGTTGAGGTTGATAAGACCGCCATTCTTGCCGGGGTACATATCGGGTTCGCCGTCGCTTTCCAGCGAAACGTTGTACGTTGCGTCGTCCTGCGACGGTGCGCCTTCCTCAATGGAAGTAATAACGAAATTACCCTGCACGTAAGGGCTTGCGTCGCCCTCACGCTGGAAAGCTTTAACCTGGACGGACTGACCGACGCCCCACTGGGCAGCGATTTCGTCGAAGCCGTTTTCAGTTTCGCCGTAGTACCGCAGTCCTTCTGCGGAAATGGAGATCGAAAGGCCGGTAATACCTTTGCCTTTCCACAGGCCGGAAGCATAACCGGCGCTTGCGACCGGCTTAACCGCGCGGTCTTTGGTCTCGCTGTTAAACGTAAGGGTGTGGTTGGTGCAGTGACCAACAGCCTTGCCGCCCACGCTCAGCAAAATATCGCTACCGTTAATGTAGCCAGAAGTAGGAAGCATAGTAGTATACGTTTTTAGTTGTTAGATTTTTACAGTAAAGACAAGTGACTGCAAATAAGCGTCGTCTTGCCAGGCTTCTTCGCTATCGGTCAGCGTGCAACTGCGCATTTGCAGCGTGTGGTCGTTCGTTTCCACGTCGCGCAGGTTATCCAGCGCAGCGCGTACGGCTTCGGCCAGTTCCACGCTTTCTTGGTAGGATTCAGCAAAGCAGATCACTTCAATTTGCACGGTGTCGGCGCCAGGGCCGGACTTTACCGGACTTTGAAACATAGCGGCACGCCGGTACAGTATGTACGGCAATATCGCCTGGTCTGTAACGACCGGAAATACCTTGCTGGTCTTCGCCGCCACGGCGGCGTCTTCCAGCAGGACTTCCCGGATAATGGCACCGGCACTTAATGAAGTCTTATTGGCAGCCATACTTCTTTGCTACTCTTTCGACGCTTGCGAATACTTCGTTACGCAGGTCTTGTTCTACACGGCCCATAACTTCGGCGCGGGTCTTGAACATAAAGCCGTACCGTTTCATACGGCCTGTACGGTGTCTTGCCCGACGCCGAAAAGCAAACCGGCGGGTGTGCTTTCCAAAGTTGGATTTGGTGTAACGTTCTTCGGTACCGCCTTCGGCCCAGATCAGTACAGGTTTTTCCTGGTCAAATCTGTTGGTATGAAAACCGTAGGCTTTACCACCGGCTTTGTTGGCCTTTCGCGCAGCGATCGTGACAGTAAAACCCGCACGGCGCTTGAAAACCTTAGCCCTAATACCGCTTTCCAATCCGGTCTTTGTGTTAATCGTAGTGCTACGAAGGTTGTTAACAGCCGCCTTACGCACCTGGTTAGCTTCCTTGCGAAAGCCACCCTTAAGCGCTTTCAACCGCTTTTCGGGTTCCATTTCAGCGAAAAGCCGCTGTAGGTTCCTATCATCGTAGCTGTAGCCCATTTCCTGCTATTCGTTTACCCGCACGCAGACTAAAGTCTGGTACCCTCTGTCAAGATTCGGAATAATGTTAGTCACGGTGTACAGATAGCCGCCCACCTGCTGCACCCGCCAGTTTTCGCCGACGGTATGCGCGTCGCGTATGTTAAATTCCACGCTGTAATCCGGGAAGTGTTCGCCCACTTCGTCGCTGCGACGGCCAGAAGTTCTGACCCTTTCAGCGTGTACCGTATTCCTGGGTGTCCAGTTAACGGTTTCGTCGCCGAAGGGGGAAACCTGGCGCACAGGTTCCAACAGCGTGATTCGATATTTCATACGTCCCGCCTGCATTAGTCCGCAAGTTTTCGATAGGGTTTGATTAGGGCCTGTAACGACGCCGGTACTTCGTGCATCTGCACGGTGCTGACACTTTCGCGCTGGTTATACCAGTGCGCGCCCAGCATAAAGATAGCCTGTATAATGCCGTGCGGAATTTCGCCGCCGCCGATTTCCTTTAATTCGTCTTCCGTCCTGTTGGTGGCACGCAGTACGGTTTCTTCCGCTGCGTCCAGCAGGTGGTACAGGTAATCGTCGTCGCCGTCAAAGTCGTCGGCGCGTACGTGCTTCTTAAACAGTACCAGTGTCGCTACGTGGGCCATAATCTTAAACTTTAGTCCGTTCTACGTCAGTAGGTGGATTACGCAGACTTCAAAGCCTCTGCAATAGCATTGGCGATAGCGTCAGCGATCTTATTAGCAGCGTCGTCTGCGCGCACGTCGGCAGCGGGTGCCGGGTTAGCGGTGTTGGCAGCAGCCAGCAGGAAGGCTTCCGGGCGCAGGGTCTTGGTGGCGTAGTCGCAGTTCAGCACGAAGTCCACGGCGTCCTTGCGGGCCTGGCTGTACGGGTCAACGACGAAACGCAAGGCGTTGAACAGACCCATAGGCTGGTAAGCCCAGTCGCCCAAACCGACGTATTCCGTAACGGTCGTGATCTTCACAACCTTGTTGCTGGCGGTGCAGTTCAGCGCAGCCAGTGCGGCGGCTTCGCCGTTCGGAGTAACGACCACTTCGTAGTCCGGTTCGTCCACTGCGGTGGTAGCAGCCCAGGTGCAGGTACCTTCGCTGTAGGTGGAGTTCTTGTACGTCACAACGGCCTTGCGCATAACGTTGCTGGTATAGATCGGAAGACCGGCCAGCTTTCCGTCCTGCACCATAGGCACGAAGACGCCGTTTTCGTTGATCGGCGTACCTTCCAATACGGCCTGCATACTCTTTGTCATAACCCAGCACAGGTGGGCGCCTTCGATACCGGTTTCCAGTACCTTAGCTTTCATACCGGCGTTGAGGTCAGCGAAGCTGGGCGTTTCGTGGACGCTGATAAGGTCAGCGTAACGCTTTTCTTCGTCGGAAAGGGTCTGCCCGGCTGCGGTCTTGGCGGCCTTGCTCATAATGTGAGCGTAAGGGCCAATAAGGTTGGAAGCGCCGCTGGCCTTCGCAAGGCCGAAGACAATCTTGTTAAGCAGCTGGGCCACGGCCTGCGGCATAACAGTCTTGACAAGCATTTCGATAAGACCGGCAGACTGGTTGATAGCCTGGTTGGTAACAGGGATAGCGATACCGATACGTTCCGGCGTAGCAGTAAGCTTCGACAGGTTAATTTTGCTGTCGGACAGTTCGACGCCTTCGCCGGCGATCGTGGCTTCTGCCAGGTCGTAGATCGGCCAAACGAAATCGCCCACAAGGCCGGTAGGCATAGGCAAGCCCACCTTATCCAGGATAAAGCCTTCAACCAGCGGCTTGATGAAATCCTGCACGTTCAGCGGGATAATACCGCCGCTGTTTGCATCAGAAACCATCATACCGGTAAATTCCCTTTCGTGGATAAGGGTAATTTCGGTCTGGCGGCCGTTCTTCACGTTCTCGCGGATCAGCTGTTCGGCGTCAGCCACGGCGTTGGGGTTCTCGCGCAGGTGTTCGGCCGTTGCTGCCTGCATACGCATAGTAAGCAGCTGGTTTTCGCGTGCCAGGGTCTCAAACTCTGTGGTTTCAGCCTCTGTGCGTTCGCGCTGCTCAGTCTCGCACGCGTCAGCAATAGCGTTAATGCGCTCGCAGTTCGCCTGGTAACGCTCTACCAGTTCACGAACATTGATAGTTTTTTTCTTCATTGCTGAAAAAACTTTTTAAGGGTTAAACAATCTTAGTTTGGGCAGCGCGGCGCATTTCGCGCAGCTGCTTATCTAATTTTTCAGTGTTGATAGGAGCCGTAGCCGGTTTATCCGGTTTCGCGGCTTCGCGCAGTTCCTGCGCAAATTCGCGGGCTTCTACGGAAGTGTCCGGGTACGCCGGATCAGCGGCCAGCGTGAAGTCATACACGTCGGTAACAACCTTTACAGTGTAGGTAATGTAAGTCCGGCCGTCGCGCACTTCAACGCTGCGGCTAACAAAGGTTTCATCCCAGTAATGGGTTGTAAACGCAAAACTGCACCCGGCCAGATCGCCACGGCGCACCAGTTCCAGGGCCTTATCGCCGTCCACAGTGTTAGGCGCCTCAAACTCAAACGCCACGCCCTGTTCGTCCACAGTGTAAGACAGCGTACCGCTGCCGTTCTTGGAGCGCGCCAAAATCAGCTGCCGGTCGTGGAACATTGTAAATTTAATGTCGCAGCCGTCCAGAAATTCTTTAGTAATCGCGCTGGGCGCAATAATTTCGCGCGCTTCTTCGTCTTCGTCGCTCCACAGCGGTTCAGACGGCGTGTTAAATGGGATCACGCGGCCCGCGATCACACGGCTGGGCGCTTCGCCTTCTGCGGCTTCGCGTATGTGCAAATCCGCGCAGGTAACGACAACTTCGCGCCGTACCAGGTCGTTTTTATTCTTCTTTTCCATTTTCAGTATTGCTTGGCGCCGGAGCCGGTGCCGACAGTTCGTTAATACCTTTAAGGTTGGCAGAAACCAACACGGTGTCGCCGCCTTCCACAGCGGGCTTGTTTTCTTCGTGCCGCCACTCATTGACGGTATACAGACCGGCGGCAATAGTATCAGCCTGGTACTTCACGCGGCTTTCCAGGTCGCAGGCGTACAGGCCGCGCCGGTCAAACTGCACCTTACGCTTGCCGTACATAGCCGGGCTGAACAGCTTACGTTGCAGTTCGCTTTCGATCTTCCGCAGCAGCGGGTTAAGGGTATTCGACAGAAAGGCCACGTTAGCCATTTCAGCAGACTTGTAATTGTTGCTGGTGTCGTCAAAGACAAAGGACGGATGCACGCCAAAGAAGCGGCAAATATCCCTAACAGTAAACTTACGGCTTTCCAAAAACTGCATATCGGTGCTGCTTAAGGAAATCTGCTTGAAGTCCACCTGGCCAGGCAAGCTTACGATACGTTCGCCGTGCCTAAACCGATCGTCTACGTTTTCGGCCGTCTTTTCCAGTTCTTTATCCTGGTATTCTCCGAAGCCGCGCACGCTGGTGTCGTTAGACACAATCCCGCGCACGTTACCACCGTTCTTAAAGCGGTCGTAGGTCTCAGCGTCGCCGACGGCCGCAATATCCAGGGTAAGGCGCGCGAAGGTCAGCACCGACACGCCCACTTTATTGTCGTAGGTGGTAAGGTTCTTAATATGTATGATTTCGTCTTCGTCGAAATCGCCATAAATACCATTGATCGTGTCACAGACGTGGTAGGTATCATTTATCGTATCGTGCATAACCGTGCCGCGCCCGCACAGGGCCAGCCGGTCGAAGTCCATAGTTACAGGGCTGTAAATAGGCACGATATAAGCGTTACCGTCAAGCAACACGTATTGCACTACCTGCACCCAGAAATCAAAGGCGTTAGTAGCAACGTCCGGCTGCACGTTCAGCAAATAAGACAACCGGCTGTCTGTATCTTCCACGAAGATATTGCCTCTGCGGCGCATATACTGCACGTTGAGGCTGGCAACAATTTCAGACAGCAGCTTTACACACCGGTACACGGTAGCCACGCACAGCGCGGTTTGCCCGGTGTAGGCAGGCCACCAGGTGCCGCCCTGTCTGGGCGTCTGCGGCTGGTCGCCCTTACCCGAAGCAGGCGCCGCCGCTTCCTGCTGGGCAGGTTCGGCGGCGTCCCGCTTAAAGTAATCCAGTATGTAACCAAAAAATCCCATTAGCGTAGATGCTTCTATAAAACCGCGCGCTAAGGAATTTTCTGCACCCAATTAACGGCCGCAAACTGTTGATTTTTGGCGCTTTATGGCACTTAATGGAAATTTATGGTAAAAAGAAGTGAAAAATTTTTTGAAAAAATATGATAGCGTTAATATTAACGTTAGCAAATAAGGGTTATAACGTTAGCGCTCATAATCAATAAATAGGCGCATATCCATAAGCATAGTTATAACGCCGTCAATCTTTTGCGTGGCCTTCCGCTTTATCGGCTTGCAGTTTTCCAGCTTATCGGTGTCAAGCACAGCGTTACCAAAACAGTAGGCGTTTATCGGGTTATCGTTAATAAATACGTGGCCTGTCTTCGCGCCGTGTTCAAAGGATTCCACCGGCGCAGTAAAAACACCGTAAGTCTGCCGCACTCCCTTGATCACGTTACCGGCTCCACTGGCCGCCAGCATATTGATTACTTCCTGCGATTTCCAGGGATCGTAACCGATATTCAATATACGCACAATACCGTTAAGGTACAGTATGTAGTCCACGATCGCCCGGTAGTCTATAACGTCGCCGTGGGTCAACCGCAAATAGCCTTTTTCAACCCAGGCACGATATAGCTTTTCGTTCGGGTGGCCGGGCAGCGCGCCGTCCGGGAAAAAATAAGCCGTGTGGAAGTGAAAGGATTTCTTACCCGGATCGTATAAACCCATAGTAACAGCGCTAAAGTCGTCTGATTCGGACAGGTCAATAGCCACCATAGCGTCCGGCCGTCCTTTGATCGCATCCAGCGGCATAGGCCGGGAAATGGAGCGCGCCAGGGTGCTGCTTATCCAGCTGCGCTGTTCGTTTTCGGCATATATGTTCAGCAGCTTGGTGCGGAAAGCCAGCATAGCTTCACTGCCGTTGCGTACGGCCTTCCGGTATTCAGACTGGTAAAAATCCAGCGACACGGTAACGCCTAAGTGCGGGTGTACCTTGCGCCAGGTGTCTTCACTGTCTTCCGGGTCGTCCAGGTCGGGTTCAAAGATATGGGCAAATACGCTGTCGTCTTCCCAGTCGCCCAGCAGCAGGGCTTTGTAGCCTTGCAGCATTTCGTAGAAGGGGCCTTCAAAGACGTCTGACGCCGTAGTAATAATAACCGTCAGCGGGTTTTCACGCACACCCATAGACGTGGTAAGCACCGTCAGTAGGTTACTATCAGTGGCCTGGCTAAATTCATCCATAATAACCGTGCTGGCGTTCAATCCGTCTTTCGTCCGGGCATTGGCCGTCAAACACTGACAGAAAGCCTGCCGATCAGTACGCTTGCTCTTAATGGATTCTTCATTGATCCTGTACCGGCGTTCCAGGGGGTCTAACTTCCGCACGCAGCCACGGATTACGTCGAAGCACTTTTTAGCCTGGTCGTTACTGTTGGCGCCGGTGTAGCACTCCGCGTTTGCTTCGCCGTACAGCAGATCGTAGACGGCCAGCGACGCGCTGCTGGTCGTCTTGCTGAATTTGCGCGGCACGTACAGCAGCACTTCGCGTATAACGCGCCTACCGTCCTTCCAGAAAGCGAAGATATGGGCAAACTGGAAGCACTGCACCGGCGTAAGCTGGTAGGTCTGTAAGCCGGTCTTGCCGGGGAAGTACAGGGATTCGTACAGCGTAAAGAAACGCTGGACTTCGGTAACGTTGATACCATACCGGCGGCAGAAACCAAAGAAGCGCAGCACGGCCAGCTGTTCGTACAGGTTATGGCCGTCTGGATTCGTAGCCACTTCCCGCACGTAGTCTTCTATGCGGGCGTCCACTTCATCCAGGCGGTAATCCTCTATACGGACGGCTGCCAGCGCAGCAGTCACGTCGGCTTTGGCTTGCCGCAGTTTGTCCCTTTCTTCCTCTGTCATTAGTCAGTACCGGCGGGTTTTACAACTACCGGTTTTTTCTTGCCGGTCTTCACTACCTTCTTTGTCAGTTCTACCAGCGGGTCGGTTTCATCGGTACCGGCCAGCTGGTCGGTAGTCAAGCCTAAAATTTTCATCTGCCTGGTTATGCTGTCCTGCGCATCCTTCTGAACCTTGAAGGCTGGGTGCGGCGCCAGCTTCCAGCCGTACCGGGTTTCTTCGGTAACGGTTACTTCGGTCAGTCCGTCTATCTGGTCGTTGGCCAGGTCTAAGGTACGCAGTGCGGTGGCCAGCGCCTGCACCTGGAGATCAACGCCCTTACTGTAGGTACCGGCCGCCTTAAGCGCCTTTACTATCTGCTTCCGGTAGTCTTCTACCGATTTTTTGTTTTCGGCCATATTACAAACACTTTTTGCAATTTTTCGCACACTTTCTGCGGTTTTCGTACGTTTTCCGGAAATTTTCGCACACTTCTGGGAAATTTTGGCCAAAGTTCCGGAAACCCAAAAATTAAAAAATCGTCGCTCAAGAC